CCGAAAAGAAAAAACACCAATAACTCATCATTATTGGTGTTCTTATCACAAGCTAAAAATTAAGCACGTTTGAAGTCAAAACGTACAAATTTTACAACACCAATTTTTAATTAATAAAATCAGCTTATTATATATCTGTAATATTGTTTATTTCCGAAACTTTACATATTTTTCCGAAACTACGAAAGTTACAGGGCTGTAATAATGCCATAAAATAGGGCATAAAGACATTCGGATTCTTCAAAATGTCTATTACGCCCCGAATATGGAAGAAGTTGCTGAACTTCTAGATTAAGGCAGAGCATCAGGGAATGGGTCGTCTGTAATCCAAGAGATTACAGGCATACGCATATAGTCCATATCCGCCGTTGGCACTTTATCCCTGAATCTCAACTCGATATAAGCTCTATCACCTATACTAGCAACATACACAGTAGCAATCTCATCACCGTCATCGCTATAGAATGGGAGCATAACAGGGATACTAGTGCGAAAGCCGAATGGTATTTTGTTATTAGGTAGAATATCCATTCTTTTTGCGTGGTTTTTTCGTGTAAATTTAGAATTACTGCTCCCGTAAAAGGAGATGGTGTCCCAACGACCTTTACTGAAAGAACACTCAACTGTATTGTTCACTCGTCTTAGGGTTATACTTCCCTCTTTAATATTCACACTATCTCTACTCATTCGTCTAGAGCCAGTGTCGCCAGAAATAACAACCCATTTATTATTCTGCTTCTGCCACAAGTACGCCCCAACGCCTGCACCGTTTGTTGAATTATAAAGGGTTCCGTTTGGCTCGTTACCTTTAATCTTATTTGCAACGCCATTTAATACGTCGCCTGTTGTGTCAGGTTTATCTGGTCGGCCATTTCCAGTGATTATCGTTGAATCGCTGGATTGGCTACCCCCACCATCTGCCGGAATTTTCTTTTCTATTCGCTTAATTTCACTGCCGACAAATTCAGCGAATTCAGTTACGCCAGTTTGAAATGTCATTATTTATTGTAACCTCTGTTATATGCGTCTTTTAGATTCACATTATCTAGAGTAGTGAATTTCTGATTGAGTGTAGTTAATGCCTCGTTAGCTTGTGAGATTTTTTGAATGAGTTTATTCAATCCATCTTCGCCTGTTTCCATACCATTTAACGCTTCGGCTAATTCTTTGATAGTGTCTAGCTCTGTCGCAACATTACCGCCCAAGATTTCGCTTTTCGCATCGGTTTTCGCTTGATTAACTAACTCAATAATCTTTTTCGCTGATAATGTTGACGTTTCATTTGTCGCACTGTCATTAATGCCTGATGCGCCGCTTGATAATTCATTAAGTCTTTGTCCGAATTCAATCATCGCAGCAACGATTGAATCTTTATGCGTTGTCGGTAAGCTCTCAAGATTTCCGATTGCGGTTTTGATTTTCTTATTTTCTTGGCCTAAGTACTCAGCGAACTCTGTTAAAACTGTGGTAATTTCTGGTCTTGCCATACTATAAGGCTCCTATTTTGTAGAATGTGATTAAATCTGATAATGATGGGACTTTTTGAGTATCGCCAATTTCTTTTATTAGCCGGACTTTTACTTTGATTTTTGGCTTTGTCCGCTTAACTAGCTTAATGATCACTCAGCCTCCGTTACGTCATGAATAAGTGTAAATCCACCACCAGCAAGCGTTTGAACCAAGCCTTGCTGACTAGTGCATTGTAAATCCCAGGTAGCAAATTCCCATTTTGCTCCTTGTGTTTTATCGTGTGAGATAGAAACGGTCACAATATTTTGATTAACAGTTATCTCACCTGTTTCAGTTGATAATTTAATCAATTCACCTTTCTTTGGTTTGATCCACATATCAAAACGAGAGCCAGTTAAATCTGATTGAGATTCATCATCTTCTAGCAGTTCGAAAGACCATCCATCATCATCGCCACGCACTGTTTCTAGTTCGATATTTTCCATATTCTCTCCAATAAAAAACCGCACTTTAAAAGTGCGGTTGTTTTGTTGTTTACTGCTCTACTTTTCCACCGGCAAACATATATGGGTTTACATAGCCTATATATGTTTCAGGGCTAAAATCTTCTGGTTGAGCCTTAACTAGCTCACCTAAAGCCCATTCATAAGGGATTTTTTCCCAACCTGGCACCGCTTGGATAGTAAAAGTATTTACAGATAAGGATTCTTTGCCTTCATCCTTTTTAGCTTTTGATACATAAGATGCAATAGTGACAAATGTACTATTATTGATATAGTCAACTTGCAAGCCTGTGACTGCATGATGTTCTGACATGGCACCAGTACGAATATCTTCGATTTGTTTTGTGATGAATTTCATTTTTTTACTCCTTATTGAGACATTGTTGTTGTGTTTGATACTGCATATGCTGTAACGCAGATTTTTGGGGCGCCACCGCCAACATCAAAAAACTCTGGCGGTGTATTTTCTCCGTGGTGCGTATATAAATATCTGTGTGATTGATTAGCCTCAACTGTGAATGTTTTATGTGAATTTACGATAAAGAAAATTCTCTTGACAGGTGCGGCGGATACATTTATCCACGCTTGATAAAAATCAATAGTTTTATAAACCCTAGCAATAAACACCTCACACAAATTACCACCAACCAACTGATTGACTTCAAGCGTTCCAGTAAATTTACCAGTTACTGCTTCCAGTCTTGCGCCTTTGATTACGCCACCTTCGACAATTGCACCTTTTACTGTCCCGCCGCTTACCACTGCACCATTAACCGTTCCACCATTAACTGTTGCACCATTAACGGTGTTACCAGTAATGACACCACCAGTTATTCTTGGCGCTCTAATCTCCTGATTAGCCTGTATATGGTCGCCACGGATTGTGTTTGCAATGATACTGCCACCGTGAACCTGAGTTACTCCAGCATTTTGCCAAGGACTTGGTTCGGTCGTATGCTCGGTACACTCTTCAAGCATTGGGCGGGCGACATAAAAGTCTGCTGCAGTAACATTTTTAGCGTACAAATGCACCCTAAAAACAAACAGCACTTTGCCTGTATCCGGAGCTTTAAATTTAACAAAAACTCGCTTGGTATCTTGTGCTACACCTCGCTCAAAGTAGCCACTTGGCGCATCAAGATAATTAGAGGGTTTGTTATGTACGTTACCTGCACCAACGTAAGCTGATGCGACAACGCCTTGATAACTTTGCTCATTCGCAGAATACTTCTCAACAATTACTTGTCCGCCACAATTCCAGCCACCAACATAAGCAGAAAAAATGTACCACTTATCTTTAACAACACTTTGAAATCCTCGTACGACATCAACCCATGGCTGTCTGTCTGCTGCGATGTTGAATTGTTCGACTGTTCCACTTATTCCAAGCCAGCGCCAACGTTCTTTTTCTAGTCCTTTCGGCGTGTAATTGTTATCGTTTTGGATTCGTTGTTCTACCCAAGTATTTGGGCAGTTATTCCAATCACCGCCTTTAGCGTTTGCATCACGCCAGCCGTAACCGTCATTGTCAAATAGTGGATTCATCAACAGATTTCCACCACCACTAGATGACAACTTATCTCTCGTCACCGACCCAGCTACTACCAAATCACCACGAATACCTACTTGCCCATTTGCAACAGAAAACACTGGTTTTACATTACCGTCATTCGCATTTGCCACAATCCCGAATTTATCAGCCATAACAATGACCGAGCTTTCTTCTTGATTTGCACCAAGTGCGATACCGGCAACAGCAGTCCGTCCACCAGCAATAGCTTGCGTTTTGATTGTGTGCATCGAACTAACTTTGCCATTAAGTCCGGCAACAACACTGCTCACCTGCGATACTGTTGATTCTGCATTTCCAACTTTAGCAGTTAAAGCGTTAATTTGTTGTGCATTTGCTTTATCACTTTCCGCTTGAGCTTGTCTTACTGCAGTAATGCCTGATAAAGCTGATTCTGCCTTAGCTGTCACGGTTTTAATTGTTTCAGCTTGTGCTTGGTCTGCTTTTTCAAGATTTTTAATTGCGGTTCCTGATGATTGAGCTTGTGCAGCTATTTGAGCTAATGCACCTGCGACAGCGGTTTGTCTTGTTTTAGCTTCTTCCCCAACTGCATTATTAATATCAGCTTTAATGGAGTTTATGAGATCTTGACCAAGTTGTGACTTGGTGATTTTACCTTCTAACGCATTTAACAAGTTATCAGGATTATGATCTGCTTCACCAAATACAGCTTCGGTGAACTCACCTTTATTTCCCTGTTTATCTACTCCTCGCAAATAAAAGTAATAGCCTGTCGATAAAGGCACACCATTAATAACATAATTACTTTGAGGATATGGCAGTGTTGCCACTTTCACTGCAGTGCTTATGTCATTTGTATTGCTACGCCAAATTTCAGTGCTAAACCCAGGTGTAAATGTCTTAGGTAAATCCCAATCAAGCTCAATAGCAAACAACAAGGATTTAGTAACAAATCTAGGAATATTGAGATTAATCTCAAATGAGCGTGTTACAGGATCTGACAATTGGCCACTTTGGTTTTTAGCTCTGATTTCTGCGGTATAACTTCCGTCAGGCAATCCTTCAAATGATATTTCTGGATTTTTTAAGTTTAGATATGTTTTAAAAACCTTTCCGTTGCGATATAACCGCACTTCATAGGTTAATAACGTATCTGTTGTGGGTACTGACCAAGTTAGTTTTATACCATCGGCGCTATAAACTACATCAGCATTAGTTACTTTTGTTAGTCCATTGTGCATTGTTGATACAACAGGCACAAAACTTGCACTACCATCAACAATCGCTTCTTTTTGCGGTTCATGCTGCAGTGCGGTTATGGTATAACTCCCGTCATCGTTTTCAGTAATGCCGAGAGCACGGTAAAGCTGAGTAGATACTTGCGGTGTTTTTAATACCCAATCATCCATCACATTCAAACCAACAGGATTGGTTTCTAATGTAACAACTGATTTATTTGTATTATCTGCATTGATAATTTTGATTTTCACCAACTGCATTTCATCATTGAGATAACTTAAATAGCTATTACCAGTGATTTCTACAGGTTGATCAAGCGTTACTTTCTTGCCGCTTATCGCTACAACTCGTCCACCAAGTGTTTTGCCAGCAAAATCATTATCGGCAATTTCAATGATGTCACCTGGCAAATGCAATAATCCTTGGCGACCTACTACAAATGTAATAGTGCATTGTTCAAGACGAGATGTTTCTAATACCCATTTGCCGTATCTGTGAGCTTGCCCACGACTTGTACATCCGTAGGCTGTAATTTTCTTAACGTTATAGCCATAGCGAGCAATCATTAAATCATCTGCAACGTACTCAACCGCCTTTTGATAGAAGTTACGTTCATCGGCATATTCAACTTCCACTGCAGTGGAAATTGTCTTTCCTGCTGCGAATTGGCGAGAGAATTTACCATCAACTACATTTGATTGAGTATATAAACAAACTGGATCCGATGTTCTATCTTGGATAGCCGAAAACTGCGTTCCGTTCCACACTGCAATAGAGCGAAAAACAGAAGCCATGTCCGATAGCACGTTATAGGCATCACGCTGTTCTGTAATCCATAGATTAGATACCATTCGTGGTTCTTTGCCACCATATCCATCATCGACTAATTCATCACAGTATTTTGCAATTTGATACAGCTGAAACTTATCTAATCCATATTCACCAATTCGTTTACCTAATCCAGCTAAAGAATTAGTGACTAAGTCGTAAAAAATCCATGCGGGGTTATCCGTCCACTCTTCTTTCCAGTCACCGCGCCAAATGCCCGGAGCGTACGTTCTTGTTTCAGGATTATATGTGCTTGGTACTTTAACTAGTCTGCCATAAAGCAATAGATTCACATTAGGAAAATTTGGGTTATAGCGAGAATCCGTTTTAATACCAATTAGTGCCATGTTTGGGTATGACAGTTTGGTATCAATGATTTCTGTATAGCTGACCCAGTGAGTGCCATTCTGTAACCGCTGTGATTTACTATCGGCCGTTAATCTTTTGACTGTAATGGTAAATGGTTTAGGCGGTAAATTATCAATGATATAACTGCGATAAAAACGAGATGATGATTTACCACTAATATTTTTTACTGCTCTGGGGAGTCCATTGATTAAGATTTCAAGTGATACAGATGTTCCCTCTGTATCACCATTATCATTTTGAGAAAATAACGCACTTACACCACATGTGATTCTGAGACGTGTCACATCAGGATCAATGACAGTTCTTGTTACAGGGGTAACATTTTTAATTTCAGCGCCAACGGATACTTCACGCTCTGACATTTCAAAGCCTTGTAGCGGCATTTGATCCTGCGTGCCGAATGTATATGCTATCTCTGTGTTTTTAAAATTGAAACTTGACTCATCATTATCATCAACGCCGTTTGCATTTTGGATTGGCGTATTATCAAAGTAAGTTGATTTCCATTTATTGGCTGGACCTTTGATTGGTCCAAGAGAGATTAAACCAATAGCACGTAATCGTTGCGAAGAACGAAGGCTATCAGGTGCTTCATGTGGTGTGCGCGCTGAACCTTGGCTTTTACCGCCCATAAGTACCTCTTTAAAAGAAAACCGCCTATAAGCAGTGCCTATAAGCGGTTAAATTTATTAGTGATATACTGATTTACTACCTAAACATCGTCAAATGTTTCAATCCCTTGAGACACCAGTATAAGACTGGTCATCATCTTACCGTACAATAACGGAATAGGTCTCCCTTGTGGAGTTAAATTACGAAGATTGCTAAATGATGTACTTTGTTTCTTTTCACTTTCATTGACTCCACTACCCATATCTGGCGGTCTCGTTAAAAGAGATATAGCTCCTGACATAGCAAGTGATGCCCCCATTGCGCCAGCTATCATTACACCACCGGCAGACCAACCTAACGGGTTCCACCATGCAACAGCAATTAATACAACCCCAACAACGGCTTGAATTATACCTGCTGCTTTACCAGCACCAGTAATAACTGGCGTAAAATGTACGGAGGATTTATCATCAAGATCAATTATTGGATTATTTTTTAATTGCTCATTGCTTATATACTTTCTACCAATTCTGACCTTGTAATACCCTTTGCTAAGATGAGATCTTAGTCCTTGAATTTGAGTTATTAATCCACTCATTAACTCTCGAAAGTTACTTACATCAAGTTCGAATGGTTCATCGCTAAATCGTTTAAGATTGCCATGAAATGTAATTTTTGCCATTCTGAATGTCTCCAAATTGAATGCGTTGAATTAAGCCAAAAACCATCATAAGGTACACGTGCAGAGAGACGACTTTCACTATGATGAACCATCATCTGATCACCTAGATACACTCCTGCGTGATTAGCGAAACTTGCACCGACTTTAATTAAAATCACATCGCCAAGCTGCGGTTCTTCATCAAAAGGAATTTTTTCAAATCCACAACGAGCCAAGCCTTCTTCATATAAATTGGAATGCTCAAACCATTCAAATTCGTAAGTGGATTGATCGGGCAATTCAATACCGGCCAACATATAACAATCAAGAATGATATTTCGGCAATCTTGTTTATTGTTTTCAAATTTGCGACCAATCAGCGGTGAAATAGAACGGAACTGTTTAATGTCGTCATCCACCACCAGCCAAAAATCTAACTGTGTTCTAACCTGACATTCTCTGTCAGCAATGGATAAATATGGCAATCCTTTTTCAAAAGCAGAATCCGGGTGAGAATGAACCAACGCTACAATGTCACCACGTTCTTCAGCAAGAATAAAATCATCTGCCGATATTTCAAAAAAATTAACTGGATCGTGTGAGATATTTTCGCAATGGATGTAAGAAAAACCGTCTTTAAATACAACAAAGCCACAACATTCTTGTGGCTCTGTACTTTTAGCGTGTGACAGTATTTCTTTTTTTAATTTATCCGGAATAATCATGATCAATTACCATACTGAGTTGTGCTTGGAAAACCGCCAAACGGTAACACGGCATTCTCGCCAAATCTCAATTTACAACCACGGATACAATGCGAACATTTGTCTTTATTACGATCGTTCGTTGGTTTATCAAATTCATCGGCAACAGGACCACCTGTATAACCGCATTGCGGTGAACGATATTGCCAAATACAAACATCCGATGTAATCATCAACAGCGGGATTTTTGCGTTATCCGTTTCTGCAGGTGATGCCAGTTCAAAAGTAGCTTGTTTATCATCAAGGCTTTTCAATTGCTCAATGATGTAGTAACTCACTGCTTCTTGTGTAGGATCTGCCTGAGCGTTTTTGCCACCTTCAAAGTTGCGGGCATCAAGAAACTGCGCATAAACCAATCTACGAGTAACTTTACCACCAACGCCTTGTCCTAAATTAACCGCAATGCCAGTAATGATGCCATATAGGTTAGATACTGTTAATGTCGGCCGAGAACTTGGACCTTGTCCACTAATTTCAAAGCCATCTGCTTCAATTGGATAGGCTTGATACTCATTCCCCTGCCACCAAATATTGGTTCGCCCTTGGTTTAAACCGTTGTGGAATCGGTACAATTCACCTGCAGTATTAGAACCGTTAGTCGGAGTAATATGGCGTAAATCAATATCCCACAATTCAATAAGCGCACCCTGCTCTAATTCAGGCAAAAGTGCGGTCATTTTCTTAGGTAAATTTTTAGGCATTTACACTACCTCTTCGAATTCACAATTAAAGGTCGTGTAAGTTAATCCAATTTGGCGAGGGAACTTAACACAAACAACTTTAACTAACTCCCCATTTAGTGCAACGTCTTTAAAATAAAAAGCACGGACTCCACCGTGCTCTTTCATAAATTGACGAAATTCTGCTGATTGGCTATTTTTAACCTTATAGGTAACGGAATATTTTCTCAAAAGAGCATTAATTCCATCTTCCATTCGTTGCTGATAGCCATTTCCAAAATTAAGCACTTTCCGCTTTGGCTCTTCATCAACTGTATAACCAGGCTGCGGACACCAAGGCAATGTTTTTAAAGCCATCTCATCTCCTTATCCAAGCATTCCACCTGGACGACATTGTTTTCTTAACACTTCAAGTACATTTGCTTGGATTGCTAGTGCCAACTCTTTACCTTGTTCGGCTTTTTGCTCAGCAGTAACACTCTCATTTCCGTTTTTATCAATATTGATTGTTATTGATACTTCGTTATTAGTTGATGCTCCACCACCGCTAAACAATCCGTCATAACTATCAGATTTGCCACCAACATGACCGCCATTTGCAAATTTAGGGAATCGGCGTTGGTTTAAGGCATTCATAAATCCAACACCATAGTGATCAACCGTGCGGGATGTCATAACAAATTCATTGTTAGATAATCGAGCTAAGATAGAATCGCTTGTTCCAGTACCTTCTCCGACAACATGACCACCTTTAGCGAATCCTACGCTAGTGATTTGAGAGATAACATTAGCACCGGCCGCTGCAACCGTTGCCATATTTGCAAATTTTTGAGCTGGAGTAAGTGCGGTTGTATCTGCCATCGCTTGTGCGACTGCTTGAGATAGTTTCACCGTAGCTTCTGCAATTGCGAACGCTTTTGATACTGCAAACATTGCTTTATAAGCTGCAGATTGCTTACCGGCTGATTGTTCAACGACCGATGTTAAAGTTCCAAACGCACTACCAAGATCATTTAATCCATTAGCATAAAGCCCCATTTGTTCTTGAAACTGGCTATTTCTGTATTTTTCAATGATTTGCTGTTTGCGTTGTTGGAATTCTTCTTCCGTGATTAACTTTTGATCGTTAAATGCTTGGAGCTGAGCAAGCTCTTGCGTTTGTTGATTAATTAGCTCTTGTTGCGGATCATAAAGTGCGCGTAATTGATCTAATGGATTGACCGCACTTTGAGATCTGTTTTGAGCATAATCAAACTTCAATTGCAATTCAGCAGTATTAGCTTCACCACCTGTAAGCTGTCCTGCTTTTTTAAGCTCTTCAACTACCGCTAACTCATCATTTAAGTTTGCACGTAATAATTTCTCAGGCGCATACTTCCCTGCAAGTTCTAACCGTTGACGAGCAAACCGCTCAGTGATAGCTGTTTTTGCTGTTTCATATTCTTGATGAGATACAACACCTTTTTTGTTGTGCTCTTCTAAGCGCTGGAACATTCTTGTTTGTTCCAAGTCAATTTCAGCAAGGCTAGAACTACTTTTCTTACGAATTTCATCATAGAAACTTAACCAACTATCTCGAGCATTTTCACCAGATGATTTTCGACCACCTGATTTTTTGTTGCTTTCTTTGATTTGCGTTTCAATTGTTGTCACTTTGGTTTCATCGGAAAACATTTTTTCCAATGTTGCTTTACCGGCTAAAATCTTGTTTAGTGTTTCAAGTGATAACCCGACCGCTTTATCTGCCGCATTAGCTGCAGTAATTGTGCCTGTAGCAATACCAATCAATACTTCGTTGTATTCAGCGCCTTCCTTTCCAAGCAATTCATAAAGACCAGCCAACACATAAGCGGATTTAGCCTGACCTTGTTGTTTGAGTTTTGCAACTTCAAGCTTTTGAGCAAGAGACGTAGATTTCTCTTTCAGCTTTTCCATCGCATCTTTTAAATCTAACGTCTTATCTGCCGCTTTATTTGCACTATTAGCCGTATCATTAAAGCTTTTTGGCAAGTTAGCTATAATGTTATCTGCAGTTTCGGCTGATACACCAAGCAACTTGAATTTCTGCCGCACGTCATCAACATTTTTACCTGCTCGCAACATCTTCTCGCCAAGTGGCGAAAGCATTTTCTCAAGTGACTGTCTTGCAACATCGGCATTTTCTTTAATTACTTGGATTTTGTTTTTTAAACTTTCGATTTCGGCATCATTTGCATTTCCACCAACGCTAATACCATCAAAATCTGCACCAACCTGTTTTGTCGCTATTCCCGCTTTTAATTTTTCGATTTCAGCGTAATATTTTTTGACATTTTCAATCTGTTCAGTAATTTTAATTGATAATGCTGCTTCGGTGATTTGATCATAAGATTCAGCTAAAGCTTGATTAGCAATAGATGTATCTAATGCCCATTGTCGAGCTTCTGCCGCTTGTGAACTGAAAAATAATAATGATGTAGCCGCAATACCAATAACACCAGCTGGGCCACCAAGTAAAGCCATTACACTTTGCAAACCTTTTGCCGCCATCGTTGCAAGATTAGTTGCTGTAGCAAGGTTCCGTTTTGCTGCAGCTTCTGCTTCTGCAAGTGCAATAATTTGAGCTGACTGCACTTTCATTCTTTCACGCAATGCAAATCGAGTTTGTTCAGATTGAGCAAGCTGTAATTGAGCAGTCAAACTAGACATTTCAAGTTGTGCGGCAACTCTCATTGCTGTCGCTCTTTCATAAATGCTTTTTGCTTCTGCTGTATGGGCTAAAGCATTTTTGGCGCTAATAATGCCTGATTTTGCTAACTCTGCACTGTATTGGCTAATTCTACCAACTGCTAAGGCACCAGTTAAAACAACCGCTGCAGTGATTAATTGATCAAGATTTTTCGAAACAAAATCTACACTCTCGCCCAGTTTTTGTGTGATACCATAAGTGCGGTCAGCTTCACCGGCATATTTAATAAATGATGTTTCGAGATTGGTATATGACATCGAAAGTGTTTTTACACGTTTCTCGAAATCACTATCCACAGATGATTTTGCTTTTTCAAGTGCAGTTATTACTTTGTTGATAGATAACTCACCATTCTTACCCATATCTTTAAGTGCGCCAACGCTAACGCCTAAACCATCTGCAATAGCTTGTGCTAAAGCCGGTGTTTGCTCCATCACAGAATTAAGTTCAGCACCGCGCAACTCACCACTAGCCAATGCTTGACCGAACTGCATTAATGCCGCTTCTGATGAAGCTTGTGCCGCACCTGATAAAGCGACTGCCTTTGATACGGTTTCTGTTAGTTCTACGACTTTTTGCTGACTAATATTTAAAGTATCAGCATTTTTTGCAAAACGTTGATAGATTTGAGCGGTTGCGCCAACAGCTTGATTGGTTCGAGATGATATATCAAACACGCTTTCTGTAGCCTGAGCCATTTCTGTCTGACTATGAGTCACCAGTCTAATACGGTTCTGTAGCTCAGTGTAGCTATCCATCATTGCAATAGCTTGCTTTGACAAATCTTGTGCTCTACCTAAATTATCAAGGCGAAAACTCCATTTTGTTGTCGAATTGATGTTATTGGCGGCTTTCTCAATATTATTTAAATATTGTGTAGTGCGTTCTGAGAACTGACGTGCTTTTTCTTGAGCGCGAGAAAAATTAGCTTCAAATTGTCTAGTAAATTTTCGGGTCTGATACTCCGACTTACTCAATCCATTCTGAAATTGGACTGTATCGAGACTTAACCCAATATACAAACTACCGAGTGATGACATATTTTCTCCAGAAATAAAAAAAGCCCGCATATTGCGAGCTTTCTATACAAACACTAACTATTTAATGATGACGTACTTAACTTCGTTTTCTTTTTCAATTTGCTGTAGCACTTCATTTTCAGTTTTCTTCATAAAGAAAAACATAGCAACTTTTGCAAAAATAAAAAAGGTAATGTAAGCCAGAGAAACACCAAGTAAAATTTTTGTGGTTATGCCTGTTACAGCCAAGATAAAAATAATAGGCAACACAAAGAATAAAGCGAAAAACGCAATAATTTCTTTACCCAGCCAATGGATAAGTTTAACTTCATCTTTAAACATAACCCCTCCTTATTTACTTACCTATACTGTACAAAATACATTCATTTTAATCAATAGGGAGTAGCTAATTTTTTAACTTTTTTTACTAAACAATCAACGATTTAACAAATAAGACTCTACGCCATCATCTTCTTGATTTTCTGATGCCTTATTTGTATTAAAAAATGGCATTAAATCGTTCAATGTTGTGGCTTTCTGTTTTGGATCTTTATGAATTAGCGCTAACAAATGAGCAATCTGTGCTGTGCGATAATCATCTCTCCATAGCCCAAATGGCTGTTCTTGATAAAACAGCATATATTCCTGAAAATGTTTTTCAGGCATTTGTTCGATTTCTTCTAACGTTTTTCCCAACGCAAGCGATAAAGTTATTTGGAACTTGCGTCGGTCATTAAGTTTTTTGGCTCATCGCCCATCAATGCTCGACTTAATTCTTCGGAAACTTCATTATCTAGGCTTGATAATGCTTTCAAATCATCTTCATTTTCAAAGTCAAACAATAGATTACCATCTTTGTCACATAAGCGGATGGCTAGATTTCGGGCTAAACGATATGGATCGTAAACTTTTCCTAATTGCTTGCCTAATTCATCAGGATCATCATAATCAAGCTCAATACCTTGTGCTTTTGCAATATCACACAATAGTTTGTGCTGGCCAAACAATCCACGGTTCACATCACCGACACTTAATGCTCTTACATAGTACTTTTCGCCAAGAATTTCAATTTCGGTTACTTTAGGTTTATGCTGCAACAATTTGTTTCTCAAATCCATTGTATTTACCCTCTTTTATGGTTAAAATTTACTCGCAGGTAAACTTCTCCTGCATTAAAGGTTAATCAAATAATTAAAGCCAAGAGCCGATCACTCTTGGCTTTTTTTTATTATTAAGCTACAGGTAAATGGTACTCCTGTTTTGTATGCTTAATAGTCGCACCGCTTTCAAATTTACCCATAGTTTCACCGGAGTAACCATTGCCAGATTTGAAATAACCAGTGCCATACATCGTGCCTTGACCATTTGGGAAAACTAAACGGAAAGGGAACTTCGATTTCGAAAAGAATTTTTTACGGCATAATTTTTGCATTTCGGATGTTGGCGCAGTAAAGAACTTCATCTGAGTCTCACCGTACTCAAACTCACCTGCTTCGGTGGCTTTGCCATCATCACACATGGTAGTTACATCTTCTTCGGTCAATGTATCTTCGCTACGCTCTAAATTTCGGAGCTCACAGAAATTATTTGACCATTTCACTAATGCCGCTTTAGCATCAGTAAATACTGTTGGTTGATCATACGCTGACCAATCAACTTCATCAGCCAATGTGATTACATCTGCCGCAACAGATTTAACTGGATAATATCCATCTAGCGCACCTAATCCGCTAACTAAGACACAATCACCAGTTTTGAATCCGCTTGATGGAATAGTAATTGTTGCATTTGGTGTTACAGAACAAGCTGTAATTTTCTTACCGGCATCTTCGGATGTGCCAATATAAAACCGTGTTTTTTGGAACGGTGTGGTTTTTGCTGCCATGTTTTATTCTCCATAAGCAATTTGATAAGTTATTACCCGACGATGTAATTTTGTATCGGGTTCGTAGTCACTGAAATCACTTTCTCTCTCGGCATAATCAAATGCCGTTTCAAGTGCAGTAAAAATAGCCTTTCGTAGAGCGAAAATGTCATCAGGATTTTTGCTATAAACATCAATCTGCACCGTGAAATCATCCAAATCTCCATCTTCCAACGCTGAATTTGGTGATATTGTTGGGAATTGATATACGATGACTGGATAGGTACTATTTGTTTCAGGAATCAAACCATAAAAACAACGACCTGACACAAGTGGATTTAGAGCACTAAAGAGTTTTTTTTGGATCATTTACGCCCACCTCGCAAGATTTCATCTCGTAATGTCATGATGATTTCACGGCTTGCTTGTTCTTTCTTTGCAGTGAAAGCTGGGCGCAAAAACGGTTTGGCTGGCATTTTAGATGTGCCAAATTCCACAAATCTCCAATAGTAAGGATCGTCCGGGTTCGCCGAACTATTTTTGCCATTACTTTTAAAAGCTGTAATCTTGCTAATTTTAAGCTTACGGACAAAAATTTTTGTGGTTACAGAACCGTTTTCACCAATTTTGGTTCTAGCAGAAATAGCCCTTTTCAAGGTTCCTCGCTTACGATGCGATACACTGTGTTCTAAAACAGGAGCATTTGCTCTTGCTTGATTTCTAATTACCGCACCACCTTTTCTCATTGCCTTCACGCCAATGCTATTTCTGACTTTGCGCTCAAGCGAGTTCATTGCTTGACCGAGCTCTTTTAAACCTTTGATGTTTACAGACAAATTAGACATTACATGTCTCCTTACACATAAGCTGTAAAGACACGTCACGCTCTTGAGTATTAAGCACGGAAAGAATTTCAAATTCTCTTTTCCCAAACTTAACCTTCATTGTGGGTTTAATGCCTTCTATATGACGTAGCCATATTTGAGTGGTAACTTCAGACTGTACTTGCTTAGCTGAAAAATACTCTCGACCTGATAATGGTCTAACATCAGCCCAAACAGTAGCTACTCTCTTCCAGGTTTGAGTACTTGCACCGTAATCATTAACTTCATTAACTTGCCGCAACAAGGTAATTCTGTGACGTAGCTTTCCTATGTTCATATTAATCACCTACACATCTATAAAACGATAACGCTCAATGATGGCTTTAACAGTTGGAGGTAAATCAAAGTTTGTTACACCTTGCCCTTCGTTCCATCCACCTCGGTTTTCATATAGGTAAGCGATCAGCATTAATATGGCTATTTTCAAATCACCAGTGATTTCTTGTGCATTAATCGGTTTTTCTTCGGGCAATGTATTCAAAAGCACTCTATTCGTGTGGTTCTCAACCATCGCCTTTGCTGCAACTAGATAGGCAGACAACAAATCATCTTCCTCATCATTATCAATGCGACATTGCAACTTAATTTCGTCTAGTGTGATTTCCATTCATCCCCCAAAAAAATGCGGCCATTTCTGACCGCACTTTTATCTATTTACCTGTTAATGCTTTAATTGCTGAAACATCTTCGAGTACGCAGTCAAAGCGATGGAATGCCAAGAAACCTACTTGGTCAAACTCTGCATAACGTTCCACTAAGCGACGTAATGTCATACCTGACACGCGACGAATGACGAATCGGCTGAAATCACCAAAGTAAGCAAATTTCTTACCTGAACCAATATCTTCGATGCCTTGATCAATCACATATTGATGGCCTAAGATGGTTGCAGGAGCAACGCCAGCCACATCAGGCAACCATAATGGACGTTTTTGTCCATCCACCATTTCTTTCAACGTTTTTAACGTATTGTCATTGAAAGCAAGGCGAGTATTGCCAACATTGCGATAGGCAGGATCTACTGAGTGGATCAATGCGTTAAAATCTTGCCATGCCACTGCTGCGGCTGCTGCTTGAGTTACACCAGTAACTGCAGTTTGTAAGCCTTTAGGCTGAGCAGGTGAGCCAACGCCAGTACCTTGGATAAGATATTTAGCTTCTGCACGACCAATACGCTCTGCAATTCGACGAGATAAATACTCTTCGATATCCACACCTGAATCTTGTAACAATTCGTTTGATACGCGGATAATTTTTGATGAGAGTTTTTTCGCACCAAGCTCAGCAGTGCCAAATTCAGTATCTAATTCAGTTGCCGCCGCATTTTCGCCAATTAATTCGCCTTCTTCAGCGGTGCCATTTGCAGTCGCCCAAGTAATAACGCGACCGTCTGCAGTGTTAAGGATTTGAGCAACGCTCGCGATACCACCAAAAGCTTTCATTTGTTCAGCAATACGAGCCTGCATTTCTTTAGGTACGGTGTAACCACCTTTATTGTCAGTGCCTGCCGCTTGTGCGCGAAGCTCTGCCATCACTTGACGTTCTTCTTGGCTTAATTCGCCTAAGCCACGACGTAAGAACGAATTAAACGCTTGGGAACGTTTAACTTCTACATCAATAACTGGTTTTGATTCAGTTTCAATTTGACGCTGTTCTTCAACAAATAAAGCATCGGTTGATCGTAATGATTCTTCGCGCTCAATTTGTGATTCAACACCGCCTAATTCGGATTTCATTGCATCCCACTTAGTACGCTGTTCTTCAGTCCATGTTTTTTCGCCAATTTCATCATTCAATTGACGCATTTGAGCCGCGATATTACGACGTTTTTCTTGAAGTTCATGTAATTTAGCCATGATTTTTCCTCTTTCTTTAAATGAAAAAAGCCGCATTATTGCGGCTCGTATTGATAAAAATTACTTTTATTTAGCGCTAATTAAGCTTAAGAATCGCTCACGTGCGGCTTTTTGTGATACCGCTTTAGCAATTGTTCCTGAGTCTCGAGCTTCTTTCCACGCTTCAAGTGAGCGAGCTGTACTGCTTGCTTCTTGGTAAGCGGGATAAGTCACAGGACTAACATCATAAAGGCGTGATATTTTGTGAATTTCACGGATAATTACACCATCATCATTCTCATACCATTCATCTCCATTACGTGCGATCTTAAACGCAAAGGATGATTGAGTAATATCACCGCGTTTTAGCGGTGCAATAACCAAATCACGAATAGTTGGATTATCTGGTGCGATAATGTCGTATTTAAGGCCTGTTTCATCAACTGATAGACTCAACGTACCAGCTTTACTGCGTCCTAGAATGAAATTCGGGTCGTGATTAAACAACCCGCGCACATCATCTTCAAGCACATCATCAAATGCACCTGGCATAATGATTTCGCGAAAACCCCACATTACTTCAGACATAGTATTGAACACGGAACCATAACCGATAATGTGCGTAGGCTCATCATCTCGGCTTTCCGCTCGCACTTCGCCTGCGTAGGAGCGTTTTTCTACATCACTCATTTGTGTTCTCCGTTTGTTTATTATTTGCTTGTTTTGCCGCATTCACGCTAACCAACATTTCATCCAGTCCTTCAACCGGATTCATATCTTCAAGCTGACGAGCTTCATTTCGCGACATCCAACCATCTGTGATGGCCGCATGGTAAAATGTTGCACGCTCTCCTGCAGTACCGCGCATAATCCCAGCAAGATTAAACTTCACGAAGTAACCCGCTTTACGCTCTGCTTCAGTAAAGATTTTTCTGTTTAACTCTTGCTCCCAATTAACCACCCATGGCATCACGCTGAATCGAATAAACTGGATTGTCTGTTCGGATATGTTTGAAAATGTCGCTTTCTCCAAATCGTTGATCATGTGTGCGGGAACATTAAAAATACCTGCTATCTCAGAACGATTCAGTTTCATCATTGAAAGCAGTTCAGTATCGACTGGTGACACGGTCAAAGCCTTATAATCAAGCTCAGCAGGAAGTAATATTGTTTTATTTTCTTCACTTCTCAGTTTTTCTTGTGCGGTTTGCCACATTTTTTTAAAATTTTCCCACGCGTTGCTATTCAGTGGCGTCTTAACCGAAAGAATACCTGCAGGACGAGCATTTCCACCGAAGAACCCGCTCGCAAATTTTCGAGCGTCCAACCCTAAGCCAATCGTCTCAGCATGAGTTTGAATGACTGATTTACCTGTTTTTATTGATGGTCCGAGTGACTTGATGTGTAAAACATCATCCGGAGACAGGCTCATTGTCTTATCGTCACCGTAGTAAGCGTAAACATAGCGACTTCCGTTTTTAAGCAATTGCACTTTCCACGGCTCTAATGATTCAAGCGAGACAACTCCACCGTTTTTATCACGAACAATATGGATATAAGCATTTCCGTACAATAAAACAGAACTTTGTGCATATTCGCGCAATTTATAAGATGTCTGCCAATCGTTAGGGCTATCATGTAGAAGGTAATATGCTGGATGATCTTTTACTGTTTCTACTTTATCACCGCTCTTACACTTAACGTGCAGTGGTAATTGTGCGACAGAACTCGATAACACATAAACGCAAGCATAAACAGCAGATAACTTCATTGCCAAATCAGGACTAACCGATTTAGTCGGTTGCATTCCGAATATTTCTTCGTAAGCTGATTCAGCACTTAATGGCACCGCTGGATTCTCCAGTGAACGAGTGCTAAATAATTTATCAAAAATCATTGTTTACCTCTCGATGCCAAAATAGTTAAAAGCAGTAATAATGCCCCACTACCAATTAATGCAATATCTGCCCCATATTTGAGATACACTCCATAAGACATCAAGCCAAAGCCTGTTAGACCTAAAAGATCTAAAATGACAGTTCTCATAGTTCTAATACCTCATTCGGGAAAAAGTTTTCATCATCAGTGCTCAACATAATGCGACCTATTGCCATCATTAGAGCCACCGCTCCATCTATTTTGTTTTCAGGAATTTCTTTAATTGGACGCACTACATCATCATTCCCTGGAACCGTCTTGCCAACCACGTTACCAATACACCACGTCATAATTGGGTTCCCGTCATGATGGAAACGGCCTGATTCAATTGCCGCTTCCAATTCTTTCATTGGGTCGGATAAGTTGGTGTAGTTTTGTGTAATAGTTATAGGGTTCAGTCCTTCATCAGCTAAGTTATGGCTGATTGCTATCGCTCCATGCGGGTCAATTGCAACACAGGAAACTCTATGCTCTTGATTGGTATCTTTAATGACTTCTTCGATTTCTCGATAATCAACTTCCGCACCATCTGTTGCAGTTAAATGCCCACTGTTTACCCATTTTTGATATTTGTCCACTACTCGTTTTAAAGCGGTATCAGTGTTATAGATAGTATCTTCCGGAACGAAAAATTCTGGAGCAATACAATAATAATGCCGCTTACCATCAATAACCCGCGCAAACACTTTAACAAGCGAGTTCATATCAAGCTTACGCGCCATATCAAGGCCAAGCACAACATCATCATCTTGAAAATCTTCAAGTGATAATGTTTCATCCTTGCAGTTTTCCCAACTCACCATGTTGAAATAGCTTTCTTTAGCTGACACCCATACATTCAAGTGTTTAGTTTTGAAAGTATTGGTCAGGCGTGCATTGTTAATTGCCTTGTTTTGCTGACTAATTAGGTAATCGCCATACACTGACACATCAAAGTTTGGATTTGCTTTACGTAATACGCTTTCATCTGTCCAATCATCATCTTCATCAATTGTATAGATGATCCCAAATAGCTCATCATTAGGAATTGCACCGGATAATTTTTCAATTACTTCTCTGCGTTTGTCGTAACAAGGACCTTCGATGTTATAACCTGCAGTCGTAATGATAAACATAAGCGGTTGTTTACGCGCCCCCATACCAGTCAACATTGTGGTATATAGCTCATCATTCTTATGCTCATGGTATTCGTCCACTATCGCACAACTAGGTGATGCACCATCACCAGGTGAACCGATAAGCGGTTCAAAACGAGAACCATCAGCAGGACGGTTTAAGTTAGAGGCATTAACTTCAATACCAAAAGTCGAGCAAAGAAGATCGGTTTTCTTACACATCAATCGAGCAGGACGGAAAACTTCCCATGCTTGTTTTTCTGTGGTCGCGCCTGAATAAACTTCAGCGCCAAACTCATTATCCATGCAGAACATATACAAGCCGACACCTGCAGAAATAGCTGATTTACCGTTTTTACGGGGTACTTCAACATAAACTTCACGGTAACGACGCAGATTGTCGCTTTTACGCAGCCACCCGAAAGTATTTGCCATAATGAAGAGTTGCCAAGGTTCAAGCGTGATATTTTGGCGCTTTGATGCCCACTCGCCTTTTGTGTGTGGCAGATATTGAATGAATTTACACGCTTTTTCAGCCTTAACTTCATCAAAATAATAAGGAAATTTAACCGCACTTTGCTTTTCTAAATCATCAATGAATTGCTGACAGGTTTTTACAATAAATCGGCAAGCGGGAATTTTGCCAGCAATAACATCTTTGGCATATTTAATTGCCTTTTTTACATTATCTGTCATTGCATTAACTCCGCGAATGGATTGTGATTTTGCTCATCTACCTTACCAATCAATCGTTGTCGACTGCTTGGGTCAAGTCCAAGCAACGCTCCGAATGTAGTCATCTGTTTCAACGCTTCATTCAAAACAGTAAAAGCAGGATTTTTCGATAATCCACCATTCCCGTTCTCAACAAACGTGCCGTATTTTTCAACATCTTTACAAGCACGATTACGATTCTGATATGCAATGCAATAGTTTGTCACTACTTCAAGATCGGTTTGGAGTAGAACTCCTTGGGATAGTAATTCTTTTAGAATAAAGGCCCACATTTTTTTACCATCAGTATTAAGCTGAGATGGCGGTGGGGTGTTTTCGTTAAACGGACTGAACTCAGGCTCGTCTTTATTTAATTTTCTTTTACCGGGGTTGCCGCGACGCTCTTTCACTTTCGTCGGAGTGGGCTTTCTTCCTCGCCCCGGCGTTGTTGCTATTCCTGTCATTTGGCGTTTACCCTAAATTTTTAATTTCGCGGTTGTAAAAATAGAGTTAGGTGGGCGGTTTCGATAGGCAAAACCTATAGAGATTTTACCACCCCCTACCCTTACAAAAACAACCGAACTTTAAACACTATTTCAAGCGTTCTCGCGCTGTTTTGAATTTATGGCATGAATCACACAGACTTTGGAGATTAGTTAGGTCATCGCTACCACCGTGAGCCTTAGGAGTTATATGGTCAACAGTTGTAGCTGTTACAAACAGACCTTGCTTTAAACATTCTTGGCACAAATAGTTATCGCGAACTAACACGACAGCTCTTATTTTTCGCCATTGAGCTCCATAACCACGCTGAGACGATGTCTTTCCATTCTGATGTCTTTGCCAACCACAACCTTGATGTTCATCACAATAACCATTGCTGTTGATTGTTGTATGCTTACAGCCTTGCTTTCTACATGCTTTAGGTATTCTTGCTGGCATAGTTCCCACCAAAATAAAAAAGGCGAGTATTGTCACTCACCTTTTATTTATTTAACTTCTCTGTTTGCCACTCCCGAATTTTATCAATACGGTTTAAGCACATATCACGTTCACGTTTTAGGATTACAGCGTACTTTGTCACATCACCATAAGTATCACCAGCAAATGCCGTCTTATCTAAATGAGCGGTCAACGCTGCAGGTACTTGAGAACAACTCATTACAACAGGTTTACTGGCGCAAGAACTCAATAACATTGCTAGGAGCACTAGTATTAAAAGCACTGCTAGTTTTAACTTGTTTCGGTATAGATTTGATAACTGCATCTGATTTACTCCTTGCATCTGACTCCATCTGACTTAGCTCAAATGTGAGCTGTCTATTTCGCTCAGCATCTTCTTCTAATCGAGTGATCGTTTGACTTTGTGCAGCAATTGTTTCTTGGTGTGTTTTAATCTTTCCATTCAACCCATCAATAGTTTCTGACTGATGATGAATTCAACCACACAATGCAAGAATTACAAACGCAGAAACAACGGAGCACACCAATAAAACCTTTGTGAATCCGTTACTGATATATTGCCCGATACCAATCATGTTAAACCCCATAATAAATAGCGGTGCGGTTTAGGCTCTTTTGTTTACGCTTTCGCCATCTGATTTAATAGCTCCCATAACCGCACCGGCTAATCTTTACTTATGTAAATCAGATAAACATAATGCCTTTTCTTTTTCTCTACGTGAAACTAAGCCGGGTAAGACTTTTCCACCAGCTTTATTCCATCTTGGATATTCATTACAAGCTAACTCATACTTGCCTGAATTAAGGTATTTAAATAAGGTTGATTTTCGAACTGCACCACAACCAACGTTAAAAGTAATAGATACTGCAGAATCAAATACAGACTGTGGCAACGCTCGACCATTTCCATAAGCTAATACACATTTTTCAGCCACTTGAATGTCATTCTTCCAACGTTCCGCAATTTCTAAATCTGTATAACGATGTTTAGGATCTATTGGTAAGCCACTGTATTCAGTTGATCCAATACCAACAGTTAATACATCAGCAGGACATTTATAAGGATCACGTCTGCACCCTTCAGCATTACCAATAATTTCAGCCCCAGCAGGACTAAGAATGAGCTCATCACCATAAGCACTGTACATTGTTAGGATGATGGCAGATACTCCGCATATACTTCCTGCAAGCCCTAATCCCGCTCTAGTCTTTGCTAACTTCATCTCTAAGCCCTCTTTTTAAAGCCTGAACCTTTAAGGCATGCAATTCTTCTTCGCGCTCTTCTGCTCGTCTTGCCGCCCTGCCTTCATAGCATTTTGAATAAGCATTAACTAGTGCGGTAACAATACCAATCACCAAACTTAATATCATTAAATTGTTTTGATCACTGAGCCAAGCAAGAACACCGGAAAAGCCTGACCAAAAATATGTTTGATTCCCTGCGTCTTTAAACATTCTCATACTCCACCTCGCAATTGCGGGGCAATAAAAAACCCCCGATGGAGAACCATCAGGGGTTTAAAAATCAATTCTGCGTTTGTAACGTGCAAAAAACGCACTATAGCTTATATGATACACATTTAGTCTAGACTGTCAAGCAGTTTTACTAAAAATAATTTAAATATTTTAAACAACCCAAACACACTCACTTCCACCACTCACAATCATTAACAATAGAGATGTTTTTACGGTTTTTAGTCGGTTGAAATATTCCGCTTTTGAAATACGTAGATAAGTCAATATTTCTTGTTTTTCCCAGCGCTTAATGTAGGTCAACACAAACACATCATAAAGCTCAGGTGTTAGCTTGCGTATAATACCAAGGTAGCCATCAATTTTTAAACCAAGGTCATCAGAGATAGAATTAATACGATATTTATGAGCGTAACGTGCTTCACATTTCATTTCTGCAAATCCAGCGGCAACACGTGGAAATTCTGTCTCATGTCTTGGTGTTGCCCAATAACCGAACTCAACAACAATTACATCAATATCTAACATACTATCTCCTTAATCGACACTAAAACCTTTCCACCCTTGACTACACATTTGCGTACAATTCGCAAATCATCAATAACACTATCGTCCACCAACACGCCCGCTTTCACTAACGCGTCTAATAATGATTTAAAAAGATTATCCAAATCACGCATTCTTCTATCCGGCATAAATGCTTCCACCACCACTGCAGCACGAATACCCGCTGGAAATCTTGCTGAGCGTCTAGTCATCCACGCAACCTGTGCAGCATAAGCACGTCCTTTCGCGCTAATTAATGTTTTCCCATTTACTCTGCGCCAATAGGTATTAACAGAAGGTGGAAATGGTAGTTCAAGTGTTATCGTTGTCATAGAAATCTCACTTTAAAAAAGACCGCACTTTTGATTGTTAAACCATTAATCAATCACTAATGCACCAATCTTGATGGAGTATAAAAAGAACTTATGCCAAAGCTCTATTTGTGAACCATACTTTTCTTCAAATGCTTTTACGTTTTGATGTAATTCATTGTGATGAATTCGGCAAAGCGGAATACAATCCAAATCATCTGCTTTACTTCCCATCACACCATTACCATGACCAATTAAATGATGTGGATCATCTGCTTGTTTACCACAACACACACAAGGCTGAGTTTTTACCCAACGTAACCATTTTTCAGAACGGATATATTGTGGCTTTGGTCTTGCCATATATTGAAGTGGCGGGTCATCATCAGCTTTTAAATTTAAAATGGCTTTGTCTAAACGGTCCATGTGATAAATAAGTGGATCTTCAAAACGAGTAGAACTTTCTTTATTGTCTCGTTCGTAATTTTTTACACTAAAGACCTTTCTTAATAACGCATCACTTAATAAACGTTGGAGTCCATTCTTAAAACAATACAGCACTAAATCTGATTCTGTTAAAGGGCGAGCATGTTTTAAATCTAATTGGATTTTTGCAATGATTGCTTGCTCTATATTTTGTTCCACCACCAACTTTGCTTTTTCTGCATCATAGTTTCCCTTGCGCATTTCTGTATCGTGGTGCCAACAAGTTCTGATAAAACCGTTTAAGTGCGGAGTGATTGTTAATTCTTTATGACAGTATTCACCATCGCTCAACTGACAATGCTTAATACTGGCCACAAAATTCATCAACGTTTTTTTTGTAAGTAATTTTGAACGCACTTCCTTATTTTTTAAGAAATCCACCACCAACGGTGGAAATTCTTCACTAATAGCTCCTTGCCAATTAACTACACCAGATTCCTTATGTTGTAATTCAGTAGGCTCTGGCATTAACACCATTCTCTTCGTCATTACTTGTGCAGCATTGCGCGGAATTCTAAACATCATTAAACCAAGGTCTGATTGTTCATATGGTGTCAACAACAATACTTGCATTAATGCCCCCGCAACGATCCTTTAATGCTTGCAATAATCTCTGCTTGGCGTGTTTTTGAAACTGGCATTGATGTAGCTTGCGATGGTAATTGTTTTGTTGGCTCCGGTAACACTTCACCATTTTTTAAACGATCAGCCATATTGCGTAAGGCCTGTTTAATTTCTTTGCGTAACTGCTCTACCGACCAAGTGTATCTGCGACAACGACAATACAAATCAGTGATCAACCAATATTCCACGGTAGAATTGAATTTAAATTTATCTACATCAGCCATGCCATAACGTTGAAAACTGGCTAAACGCTGTGCTAATTCTTCTTCTGACGGTAAATCCATCGGAATTTTGCACCACTCGATGAAATCAAACAGGTTTGGAAAATAATCATTTCTTGCTGCACGAACTCTTGCTAATCCACGCTCTAACATATCCACAGATAAAACATCATGGTTCACTAACTCTTCAATCCAAATAAACTTCGCTTCTTCCAATGCTTCGTCTGTTGGGTAGTTATAGCGCCAACGGTTGCAGTAAGCACACAAGCGATTGAATAACTGATTCACTAATTCTGATACATGAGTATTTAAATCAACCCCTGAAACACAATTTTCTTGTCTGATTGCCACGTTCATTTCAACATCCCCATTTTGCGTAGTTTTTCCGCTACTTGCGGATTACGAATTTGAATTTGTCTGCCCTTTGCCCAATCGGTGCTTTTGCTTGCCGGGTTTGGTGCACTGCCTTTCGGTTTTAACATCGTGCCATCAGCCATTACCCAAGCACCGTCTCGCATTTCTGGTCTGCCCTTGTTATCCCAACGTTCTGAGCCGACAACATACTCACCGAAGTTTGTTGGACGGAAAATCGTACTTGGTCGGAGATACTCAACCATTTTCGGATCACGTCCCCATTTCGACACGAGATAATCCACCACACGTTTACACACACCCAAATCGAATTCAGCCAATCGAGCACCAATCGCTTGTTTTGTTTTGTCAGTGAGCTTGTAGCCTGTTGGTTTACGTTCGCCTTGCTCTTCAGCAAGATTTGCCAATGCCATGTTCAAATAATCCAACACAACTTGCTCAGCTGGGGGGACTATAGGGGGGTTATTTATATTTGTTTTATTATTTGTTTTTGTAGGGTGGCGTTTTCCGCCAGGGGTAGCGGTGGCGTTTTCCGCCACTGGTGTCGTGGTACTTTTCGCCACTGGTGGCACTTTTTGTGACTGGTGGCGTTTTTCGCCACTGGTGGCACTTTTCGCCACTGGTGGCACTTTTTGTGACTGGTGGCGTTTTTCGCCACTGGTGGCACTTTTCGCCACTGGTTTATTTTCAACGTTAGGAAGGTCTTTCACTAAATAGAATTCAGTCGTTCTTCCTGCTGTTTTAACAGTACGAATCAAACCAACTTCTTCAAGCTCTTTAAGAATTTCATAAATAGTCTTATCTCGGTTAATGCCAGTGAATTGTTTAAATTGCTCAATAGAAATAAAATCACTCTCTTTCTGCCAACCAGTCGTTTTACGAGCCACCAACAAATAGGCTTTTACAGCGTTACCAGAAAGGGCAAACATCACTTCATCTACAAAAGCATTAGGGATCTGAAAAGAATTAGGGATAAATTTGCTCATAGCATTAACTCCGAAGCGTAACGTTGTGCGATCCATTGAATACCTTTCGATGTCACGCGAGTTTGTGTAAAGTTGTGACCGTGCTCTGCTGTACCAGTTTTTACAGTAAATAAACCACGGCTTTGCTTGTCTGAATATGGAATAAGATTGCCTGATTGACGATATAACGCTTTATCACGCTCTAGTGCAGCAATCATCGCTTTCTCTGGCATATTTAAGATTTTTGCCGTTTCGCGTAATGATTTTGTCGTGCCAATATCAACGTAAAGATCCACAAAGTCCGCTTTAGGTTTCATCGCTTTGTTTTCTAATGCTAAAGCTTGTTTCTCTTTCTCTGATGCCACCAACTGCTCTAAGGCTTGAAGATAATTTTGCGGTAAAAGTGCGGTCGGATTTTGTTGGTTTTCCAACTCTTGCCAACGGTCAACTAATCGAGCTGTGAATTCTGGTGATAATTGAGCAACTACAACATAGGTATCACGTTTAATTAATTGGTATTCTGTGACAACTTGACCTAGATGATTTTTAACTTCCACCATTGGTG